GTTTATAATTTAATTTGATTTTCTATCGCGAATTTAGCAAGGCAAGTAGCCTGTTTCTCTGAACACTTCATGAACTTAATAACAGATTCACAAATCGATGCAATAAAATCGTTACCAAGTTCTCTTGCTTTCAATTCGATACCTGCCATCATATCATAGCTAATCTGGTAACTCATTGATGTTCTGTCTCCATAAACACAACCATTAATCCACATCATCTTACTGGCAACTTCCTCAATCGGGTTTAATTGCTTAGATGCGCTTTTTCTAGTTTTATAAACTTTCTGCTTCGGCATGGAATCTATATCTTCAACCACAACTTCTTTTTTCGCAAACATCTTAACCTTTCCCTTAGAGTCTTTACAGATAAAAAAATCACCTCTTTCACCTGTAACTTCTAATATCGAATTTTTAATCTTTATTGCTTTCATAATCGTATGTTTTTGTTTGTTGTTATCTGTTGTTTTATTATCACAATGCAAATATACTATATTGTGATGTAATAGCAAAACAAATCACAATATATTTTCTTGCATTGTGCAATATTTAACATTTAGATAAAAAAAGAACAGCCGCCAGCAAAAAGCACAGCAGCCGTTCAATCCACGTCCTACTCTCTATCCCATACAATAGATAAATATTCTAGAACCATTCCGCATCCGGGTGTACTTCTACGGACAGATGATTCATTATTTTGGTGATTAATTCTCGTATCATAAGTATATTATTCCATAATGTCTGAAACCCCATACGGGTTATCCAATGCGGCAATCACACATTTTTGAGCGATATCAGCTCTTCTGTCAGTAACCGCTATGATTCTGTAATTCGTTTTGTCTTCCTTAGTCGTCCGGTATGTATTCCCTGTAAAGTTTAAGCGACTAAGTTTATAACCAATCATCTGCCATAAGGCTCCTCCTACAAGATATCTTCCGATCCCTTCTGTCATGTGCAGACAGTCCCTGCTCAAATCTGTACCATAATGCCAGTTCATAAAATTATTATCCTTACCGGCCATAAATGGAAAATCTACCGCAGCCTGATTCAAGTCAGTCATTGATTCAGCCTCTTCTATGGTTGGGACCACGGTTGTTACAGTAGTGCCCGTTTCCGGATTGGATTGAGACACAACTCCCTGTATGGTCGTGTCGGTCCTTAAAGACGTGCCTCTGGCATTTTGTACGGCTGTTCCGGAAGGGATGACGAATTTTACTTCCGGGCAATGTTGCAATACCTTTTGAGCCAAGCGACACAATTCCGTATACATACCCAGCTGCCTCTGTTTTTGATTAATGCCGAAACTCAGCCACTTGTCCTTCGAACCTTGCGATGATGAAAGCGTATGATATACGCTGTACGCCCATGTCATGTTGAAACAGATTACAGGATGCGAGAACAGGCAACATCTATCAATGATGTCAGCAAACAGATTCACATAGTTCTTGGTAATATTCCCTTTCTCGTCCTGATCCCAATAGGTTGACTCATCTGCGGATTGATATGCTCCGTTCTGGATTACCACAAAATCCCACGCTTCATCGGACAAGGCTTCTTTTACCGTACTGGTGCCATTCTCCCAGGCAATGGCATTCAAATTCCACTTATAGTAGGATATTTTGCGGTCGGATTCGTAAAATGTTATATAATCCTTAATTCCAGAAGCGCCAACATAAAGGTTGCCGATAACAATATTAAAATTATAACTGTGCGCTATATCTCCAACGTAATTAATCGTGTCAACTCCAAAGGAAGAACCGATGAAAAGTATTTTAAGAGAATGATAAAAATCAGTGATTTTTACATCATTAATATGTTTGTGAATAGACTCATCTACATCACTGATTTTTTCGTCAAAGCCTTTAACCCGAAATCCTTTGAAAAAGTAACCGGTAATCTTTTCAACGGCCGACGAAGTTCCAAAAAATGCCATCTGCGTCGCATCCTCATTGAGCTTGTAATAAGTACCGCTGTCCTGATAGGAGATGATGGATGATGTATTAGTCGAGTTTTTGAACTTCATATTCAGTCCGAGACTGTTGGCTTTCACTTGTTTTCCAGTCTTGTCATATACAGAAACCAAGTCACCGGCTTTCAAGTTTATGTCATATATTTCTTTCGTTCGCAAATATCCCTCCATCGAATCTGCTTTCAGATTTTTCCCTTCACCTGTCCAACGTCCGGTAACCAGATCATTCTCATTAATATATATGCGTCCAATATTGCCACCATTAACCGATTCGTCAAGATTGGATATATGTTCTATATTGTCAGCCGTAGATCGTTCCAAAGATTCCACATTTTCTGTCAGCTCACTGATTTTATCCCCGGCTCCTTTCACATAAGCTCCCTTAATTACAAACCCGTTCAAAGACTCTATACCGGATGATGCAACAGTCATATAAATCTCAACAGCATCAGTATTCCCAATCTGGATACCATTACCGGATTCATACCATCTCCATTCTACCTTGTTTTTTGCGGAATCTCTGAACTTGAATGTAATACCATAACCATTCATTTTCACTTGTTTTCCGGAGGCTTCATACATTGTTAAAACTGCGCCTCTTTTAATAAGAGTACTCACCTCGGTATTACGTTTATAAGAAGAGTTATCATTATGAGTCAATGATGATCCTTCTCCCGTCCACTGGCCTGTTACCCATGAATGGATATTGAGATTGATATATCCGGTATCGCCGCCGTTTAAGGAACTTTCTAATTCGGAAATTTCCGTAGTCAGACTCTTTCGTGTCTTGGGGTTGACCACTGCGTCATAAATGGTAGCTGGATAAATGGTTTGTCCACCCTTGGTCAGTTTATGCATTTTTACCATAATATCTCCTGTTATTAGCCTAAGTTCCGGGGGAACTTAAGCTATCATTATTTTATGTAACTATTTATTTAACTATTAAATCATTATTTCTCTTCCGGTGGCAGAGGAGGTACAAAATCACTCAGCACATCATCATACTCCCTCTCTGACAGAGGGACGCTCTGCACCGCATTGTATGCGGCATAATCCGGATAAGACATGATCTCCGCCGTACTTTCATCGGTCTTCCCGGTAGTCAGAACGATTCCCGTATCTTCAATGGAAACAAGGTTGCAGATACCATCTCTAAAGTCGGAATCAGAAATGAAGTATTCCCGTTTTACCTTTAACATGCCGGGAGAGAAACCGGGGTTGTCAAAAGCGACAAGCAGACTGCCATCTTCCATGCGGCTGCAACCGGCATACTCATGCCCGTCAAAGGAGGCTATGAACTTTCCCTTGAACGGATTGAAGTAAGTAAACCGGAAGGGAGTATTCACATCCCCGTTCAAGTTCTTCTCTATGATCTTAAAATCGGACTGATAATTGATTCTCATAACTATAATATTGATGTTACATCATCTATCTCCTCGGCTGTCAAGATGCCGGAAAGGTCAACACTTCCGCCGCCTCCGGTTGTTCCTGTTTCGCTCCATACGCCTCTCTTCGTACATTGATATATAGGACCCGGTATGGTATCTCCCACGACAGCCCAATCGCCCACAACAGGAGATGGGACAGCCGCTTTAAGCGAATCAAGAGTGGGAAACAATCCCTTGTTGCGTATAGCGTTCTGCTTGACCTTTTCCACTTCGGTAGAAGTCTTGCTAAAGTTGTTGTTAAGACGGTCTGCCGCCTCACTCCAAGTTCCCGTTTTGTTAATAGTATTCAGTTCCATATCACTTCTTTTTATTTAGGCAGTTGGTTTTGATCCCATACAATCTCAGATCCTTTAACCATAATGATGCGTCCTCCCATTATCTGGGTCTGATATATATAACCGTCACTTCCTTTTTGCTCGACTACCATACTGTCCGGGCGGAAATACAATACATCACTATTGGAAGGATCATTCATAAAAATACGGGGAACCATACCGTTCAATCCATATTGAAGAGATATGTCCAAAAGCGAATTACCATCATCATCATGAATATCAATTGACGGTCTTCCATATTCATCTTCAGGAAATATGGTTATCTCATAACCTGACGGTGAGGAAACCTTCACTTTCCCGACAAATTCAGGATTTCCGTCAGCATCCCATTTAATATTCCCATTGGCAAGCTGCCCGGAACCATCCTCATTCAACAGTATCTTACCATTGGCTATTTCAACCTTTCCCCGGAAATATCCGCCCAAAGCATAGATATATCCTCTTAAGAACACATCACCGCCATGAGTGGCAACGAAGTTCGCCATGTTCGCCCATTCTTCATCCGTGGGCTGGTAATTAGGATCATTACGGAACCTCATTACAGTCAGGATCGCCTGTTCAAGTTTTCCTCCTGCCCAAAACGCCACATCATCATCGTCATTGTATATGCCGCTAACTCCGGCTGTGACCTTCTGCATCTTGCCATCCTTGTAATTACCCAGTTGAATCATATTGGCCAATATCAGACCACCAAGAATATCCACAGATCCATCCTTGATCGCACTGGCGATATAATTGATTGACTGGAAACCGGCTGTTGCCTTGTCGTTATCCAAAATGGACGGTTTCCAGTCTGTGGCAATGGTTCCACGCTCTAATTGAAGATCACAAATGGTTGCGGTACCACTGAGCATGAAAATACCTGCACCGTTAAAAGCGAACTTGAAAGTGTATCTTTGATAACCGGACGTAAGAGGCTGAGTTGTGCTGAAATCACCACACGAAACAGCCACAGACACACCTTTAGCTTTAAAGGATATAACATAGTTCTCATTTTTAATCAATGATACGGATTGGGACAAACTACCGATTGCAGCAGAATACCCAGAGCCGGCAGTACTGTCCGCGGATACGGTAGCCACACCCGTCCAATACTTTAATTGTTTACTATACAAATCAGTATCAGCAGACAATTGAGTATCAGAGGACAATGTTTCACTCTCATAATCTCCGGTAAACCCGGAGTTACGCAACAGATTGACCGAGCCGACAGCCGCATTGTCTATCGCATCCTGAGCCTTTTGGGCCAAATCGGCAGCCGCCTGTATCTCATCCGGAAGCCCTTCCATGTTACGCCATCCGGTGGAACCCTGCTCGATATGGAACATACCCTTGATATCAACACCGCCTTTTTGTGTATAACGGATGTAAGTGCTCTCATCCTTGGCACCGATATAGGCATCACCATACACATTGATATAGGCGTGTCCGGTGGACTTGTCAAAGCCCAACCCGATGACTTCTTTCCCGGCAAGAGAGAAAGAGTTGATACCTTGATAGAAAATAATGGAAGGCGAAGTTTCATTAACAGAAGAAAGGATTATAGCTGCCTGACGGGTGATATCCGTCAAGTGTCCCAAACCAATAATATCATCACCGGCAACCGGGATATCACTGTCCTTGTCGGCATTGGTTTTGCTCAAGTCAATATAGTCAGCTCCTACTCCTGTCACCTCGCGCCAGTAGTAGCGGTTGGATACATTGTGAGATGTTCCTTCTTTAATATTAAATTCTTGAGATAAAGCGAATGTACCGACTGTAAATTCGTTATTGATTGTAATACCATCGACTTCCGACAAAAAGAAACAACGATAGCTCTCATCAAGTTCCTCCACACGGACACACTTCATTCCGGCCGGAGATAAGATCTGCTCACCACCAACATGCGTCTTCTTCTTGACCTCAAGCTCGTCAAAGACAGCCTTAATCTTTACATAAAGCCGGTCAACGACGGCTTGAGAGGTACCATCTTCCAATACAGTAATTCCACTACCGTTCTTACCTATAAGTAAACCCTTCAAAAAAGTGATCAGCTCATTGGCGGCGTCAGGGTTTCTCTTGCTGATAAATTCATTACGTGATCTCAGGGAGGAGTAAGCCGTATAGTCACTGGGGGCTTCCGTATCTCCCATTTTCAGAAGTCGGATAAACGTCTGCGCCAGCTCCTGCGCCAGCGTGTATTCCAGATTGTTCAGCGTCGAGTCCACGGATGACTTCCATGAGGTGCTGACCGCCGACGAGCAGTCAATGGAAGCCTCGGAAAGATTGCCCAGCTTCCTCTCTATCCTTGTGATGCGGGTGTCAAGATACCCGGCCTCAAAATACTGCGCGTCCTCCAGTCTCACCCTTTGCCCGAGCGATAACGGCACACTGTTTTTATCCACATGGATGTAATCCGTGTCGCCGGAATAGATGGATATGTCCTTGCTGTATTCTGTCAGGAAGCTGTCAACCGCCTGCTTGTACTGTTCTTCCGCTATCGGGTAATACTCATCCGGCATGCGGATGTTCGTCAGGATATACGTATCACCGGCCTGAGGTATGATGTTGCCTCCCGGTATCTGGGTGTTGTCGTCCGGGTAGGTGTTGATGATCTCGAACTCCTGTGTGCCGTTATGCCAGTTGCACTCGAACTCCCTCCCGGAGAGGTCGCCGCTTTCGAAAGTGATGTGTATCACCTCCTCACCGATCATGTATTCATCCGGATTGAAGGGGAGATCCTTGTCCTTGATATAATAGACGGTGTATTCCTCCCCGTCCGTATTGGTCTGCTCCTCGGACCTTACCGAGGATACCGTACCCAGACGGTGCGGGAATATATCCTCAAAGGCCGCTTCCTCGCGGTGCTCCTTCAGGCCCAATTGAGTGTTCAGGTCGATATACTTGTCCCGTGACGGCAGTTGCAGATGGGTGTAGCCGTATTTTGACGGGTCAATATTTTTGGTTGAGCCTACGGGGATCAGCCGTGTGAACCATTTGATCGAATTGGAATTCTCATTCTGGGTCAGTCCCGTCTTCAATCCCTTCATATAGCCGAGCGTGACCCGTTCACCGTGTTCGCATTTCCCTATGTTCAGGTATTCCCCGTCCAACCACCACTCGGTTTCCCAGGCACCGGCTATCTCGCCTGCCGCATCCCAGCAGAACAGGCCGTTGAAGTTGATGGTCTTCCGGTCGCCGGTGACGGCCTGGCCTGCACGCCACGTCACACCGTCGGTGTTGCGGTTCATGTTCGCCACCAGCTTTTCCAGCATTTCCATCGGCGTGCCGTCATAGGCGAAGACGGACTCCAGGTCGTCCTCTCCCTGGTTCAGACGGCAGAACAACAGGTCCTGCATGTCGTGCTCGCGGCCGTAGAAGCTGATATTGTAGGTGTATTTCTGTGTGTCGGTCTTTTTCGGCCGGTATTCCTTCTTTATGGAGAACCGTTTTCCCGATATCTCCACATAGTCGCCGACCGACAGGACGAAGAACTCCCAGGTGGTGAAGTTCACCGTCACCACGAATTCCGCCCCCACCTCCTCGGTCCACCGGGATGATGAGTCGGGACTGACCTTCCTTTTCAGGGTTCCCTGCCTGTTGTAGATCGCAAGTTCCATTTATGATGTTTTTAAATCGTTTTTAATCACTGTTTGAAAAAGGTTTCGGCTCGCGCAGCGTGACCGTGAATCCGGCTATCTGCTGGCCGGTACTTCTGATTGTCGTGAACTGGCTGTACCGGGTATATTCCTTCAGGTAGACCTTCATCACCCGGCCTATCTCCGGGACATCCAGCGTCAGCCATCCGGACTTCAGCAAGGCAAGCACGGCGTTGTAGTTATTGAACCACCCGGCCCGTGTATCCGCGACCACCGCCATCTTCAGCGTGATGTCCCTCGCCTCGTAGCGGGGAAGCAGGGTTTCGGGCAGCTCCTCGCCGTCAAGCTCCCGGTAGCTGACGGATGTGTACTCCTTCATCTTCGGCGGCTTCATCAGCGAGTCGTAATTGGTATGGTCCCCCGCGTTTTCCTCGTACAGGAAACATCCCAGGGACGCCATGTCCGTCCCGTTTATTTTCAGCAGTCCTTCCTCCACTTCCATAGCCCTATGTTTTCAGTTTCACACCGCGCCGGAGCTCCGCGATGTTCTCGTTTATCGTCTCGAGGTGTCTGAGGTACTCCGAATTCCCCGCTATCTTGCCCAGGGATGTCGCCATCCCCTCGAGATGCCTCGTAAGGTTGTTGTCAATGTTGATGATACGGTCAAGGGCCGCGTTGCCGATCCCCTCCAGCCTTCCGGCCGTCTCCTCGGTCATGGAGGTGACGGTTCCGGCCCGGCCGGACTGGGAGGAGGAGGACGATGATGTCCATCCGAAGATATCCTTCAGCGAGTCGCGCTCCTCCAGGGCATCCTTCACAATGTCATTCCATTCCTGCTGGAGATCCTTGTATTCCCCGGTATCTATCCCCCCTTCTTTATTGTAGTTGGCAAACTTGTCATACCATTCCTGAAGCCTCTTGTCGTAGACTTTCGACATACTTGTCTTGAGGATAGCCTTCTGCAGGTACCCGCTGAAATCCTCCGAGAAGTCCTCCGCCCCGCTTTCCATATCAAGCAGTGTGTCATAAAAGGCGTCACGCACGTTGTCAAAAGATATCTGCGTGAGCTGTTCCTTTATCTGGATCTGTATGTCACCCAGTTTTTCCGAGCCGTCAATGATCTTGTCCAGATAATTTCTGACATCATCATCCAGCTTGGCCCAGAATGTGGGAGCTTCCGATTTCAGTTTCTCCAACTGCTCCACAGATAGGTCGAACAGCCCGGTCATACGTCCTTCCCCGATCCCGTACCTGTAGAAGTCTTCTCCCAGGGCCGCGCCGGCTGCCGCCCAGTCCTCCGAGGACATCCATTTGCGCTGCCGCACCCCAATCGAGTGCGATCCCGTGCTGGCTCCCGAATTCAGACGTTCCCTGCCTAGTATCCGGTAAGAATCAATGGCGGTCTGCTGGAGGGCTAGTGCTTCCTCTCCGACCTTCTGTGCCTCGGTGCCGTAGCTGGTCTCTATATATTCCTTCTTCTTGTCAATCAGTTCGTCCCATATCTCGTTCAGGCGGTTGTACTGGTCGACCATCTCATTATAGCCGGAATAGTCGGCCCCCTTGAAGATGCCTCCAAGTCCTTTGACACCGAACAGACGTCCGATGCTGTCCCATAATCCTCCTGCGGCGTGCATGACGGATTCGAGAATGTTGCCGACAAAACCCTCCAGACCTTTCTGCCCGATCTGCTCAAGGATAGCCAGTATGGCCGCAATGATGCCGCCAATCTTGCTTCCGGATGCGGACAGCGTGTCCACCAGAGACCCGACCGCGCTTCCGAAGGATGACAGGCTCATGTCCGCTTCACCCAGCGTGTTCATCGCATCGGCCACGGCGGTGATGTTTCTCACCGCCTTATCCTTCGAGGCTTCCAGATTGTTCCCGGCATTGCGCTCTCCGGCTTCCGCCTTGTTCCTTTTCTTTCTAGCGGCCTCCGCCTCCGCACTGTCCGCCCCGTATTGCCGCACGGCCTCGTCATAATCCCGTTGCGCGGCTGTCAGTTCATCAACCGCTTCGGAGTATTCCCGTATGGATTCGGTCAGGTTGCCGAACAGACCTCCTTTCTCAATGACCTCGCTGTCTATCTTCCCGATGGCTTCCTCGATGACCTGTATCTGTTCCGGAGTGGCGTTTTTTTTGAATTCCGGGCTGTTGCGGAAACTGACTATTTGCCGCTTTACCTTCTGCAGCTCCTTTTTTGTCACCTTGTCCAGATTGCCGAAGATGACATCCCAGTTGATGGTGTTCTTCAGTTCGTTGAAATCAAGTTCGGACAGTGCCTCGTCGCGCTGTCGGGCCAGCATCCTTTTGTCATTCCCGTTCAGCCCCTCTTTCGAGGATTTAAGGGTATATTCCCGCATGATGGCCAGACGTTTCTGTTGGTATGTCCCGTATTCCTTGTTATAGTCAATCCAGGATTGCAGGTCCTTCTCCTGCCATTCCTTGTCGGCGGTATAGAATTCCTTCGCATATTGCTGGTAGGCGACAAGACGCTGCTGAGACGCATTGTCCCTTACGGCCTGCCTTTCCTCGGGCGTGGACTTCACACCCCGTTTCTTCTCGGCCTCGTCCATTTTCTTGAGGGTGTCACGCTCTTCCTTGTCGATCTGTGCGAGCGACTCGTCAAGCTCCTGCCTTGCAAGGGCCTGGCGTTTCCTTATACCTTCCCGCATGACCGATATGCGTGCCGCCTCAAGTTTCTGCTGCGCCCTGATACGGGCGTCGGCGAGCTCGTCCTGATAATCCCGAGCCGATTTGCCCGTATCTTTGTTTTCCTTTTCTCCTCCGCCTCCTGTGATGTAATCGGTCACATTGACGGACTTAGCAGCGGATTCTATATTTTTTTGTATGTCAGCGCGTTTTTTTGCATTCTTCTCAAGTTCCGCCGTCCGGCGCTCGAATTCGGCAATCAGTCTGCCGTCTTCCGTAGAGTCATAATACATCCCCAATCCCCATTTCACAAGATTGGATCCCTGGCGTGTAGTATTCTCACGGACCCATTTGTTATATTCAGCCTGCCGCTTTTTCGCTTCCCTGTATTCCTCCCTGTTACGGTTAGTCCAGTTAGTGTCCGCATTCATGGCACGTTGGAGCTGCCAGTCCTGTTTAGTATAGTCCGCTATGATATCCTCGCTGGCTTTCGCCTGCCCGGCACGGATAAGGGCCTGTGTCAGACTGTCATAGGCTGATGCGGCGTTACCCGCCAAGATCGCCTCGTTGGTGAGATTGGCGAAATACTGGGGATAGATCTTCTGCAGCTCGTCCGCAGCCTTGTTCCGTTCCCTTTCGCTACGGGTCACGTCCTGTGTGGCGGAATACAGGATTCTCAGCCGGGAGATCTCATCTGCTTTGGAGGACACTGCTTTTTTTGATGCAGCGTTCAGGTCTTCCGCAGCTTTCTGTGCGGCTGTCAGCTCCTTGTTGGCCTTGCCGATATTTTTCACCCATTCCCATAGGTCCTTTCCGTACACTATTCCGAGCGATATGGCCGCGACAAGCGCTGTCTGCCATGAGAATAATGAGCCGGCAAGCTGCTTCCACACCGGCACGCCTTTCTGCCCGGACCGCATCAGCAACTCGTTCTGCTGACGCACGTCCCTGATGGCGTCCGTCAACATCGGAAGATTATTGGAAATAGCAAGAATGAACATCTGCGGCCCCATGGCAAGGGAGGGTAGTTCACGCGCAACCTGCTGGAACTGCAGCCGCAAATTATTCGTTTTCTTTGTGATATCCTCTATGCTTGCAGTAACCTGTTGTCCGGCTACGGGAGTGGAGCTCGTCTTTCTTTTAACAGCCTCCAGATCCTGCAATTCCGTCTTCAGTTGTCTGATGACTCCCTGCAGCGCCTGGATATCCGCCATCTGGGCGTCGGTATTCGTTCCTGCGGCCATGGCCTGCTTGAACCTTTTCTGCAGGGTCGCAAGCTCCTGCTCCAGTTGTGCGATGACAAGTTTGGCAAATTGGCTCATATTGCCCAGGTTGCCCTCCACCGAGCGCAATCCCTTCAGTGTCTTGTCGTCAAGCAGTATCTCCAGTCTTACAGGTTCCATTCCTATCCTCCGAGTTTTGTTTGAAAATATTCAGTGGTGAATTTGTCCGGCCTACGGTTGCGCTCCCTTTCCAGGAGCTCCTCCTTGGTCACGTACCGGCTGACATCCGTGTTCATCAGCATCAGCTCGGCGTAGCTGATCTTCCACAAGATGTGCCGTTTTGTACGGCCGAACCGCTCCATCGCCTGCGCGATGATTCCGAAAACGCTATGGGGGCCTTCCTGCCGGCCCGTTAACCCGTTTTCCTTTCCCGGCTTCCTATCGGCTCCAGCAGCCCCGCTGTCCTGGACGCCAATGGAATAGTATTGCAAAAAGGCTGTATGTCCATGCCCCTGAGCAGCTCGATGAGGGCGGCGGAGAGCATCGCCGGATGCACCCTCCATCTGAGGTACCATGCCACAGGGCCGGAGAGCAGCATCCCCGAGAGCCATCCGGTGCATACGGCCAGCGCGACCATCCGGCTGACCGCCTTTCCCTTTTCCGCCACGAACCGCATCCTTTCTTCATAGTCCATCGCCCTGATATCCTCCGGGGTGACGCCGAGCTCCAGGTACCGCCTTGCTATGCGGATGACCGCCCCGGCGGGCGGACGGCGCATGACAAGGAAGGATTTCCCGGGGCGTTTTTTAAAGGGCCTGAGTGGCATCACCGGAATGCGGATGCCGATGTCAAGCAGCATGTCCGCCGCCTGGCATCGTGTGTCCCTGTCCTCCGTCATGACTCGGAATATTCCGGTACGACGTCACCCGGGGCGAAGATCTTGTAGGGAGGATTCTCCCCGGCCTCCTGCATCTCCAGCTCGCACTCGATGCCCAGCACGTTGCTGAAGTTGATGCCGTTGGCAAAATTGCAGGTGAGCACCCCGTTGTAGATCCGGATCGTGTGGCCGGTCACGGTTTCGATGTCAAACACGCCCTGCACGTCCTTGTCCTCCGTAGGGGGCACGTAGATTCCGGTACTTTCCTTCGTTCCGCCCATCACCTGTATCATGTTGTCCGCGGACAGCTCGATGAGCGTGAACGTCCATGTCTTGGTGCCCGGTGTGGACTTGAGCACGGCGAACGGCGCGTTGCGTTTCTGCGCCGCCCAGATGCGGGTCTTGGAAGGCGAGTCGCCTCCGGGCTGCAGCCCGTCCTCGGATATCAGCCCGAGAGCCTTCCCGTTATGTTTAAGAGCTTTCACGCCATAGATGGCGCCGGTATTCGTTTCTGGCATAATGATTCATGTTTTAATTGTTCTTTGATTTGTCTTTAAACCGCCGGAGCCCCCAGAAGAGAAGCAGGAGGACAAAACAGCACAACACCTTCGTCCTTGTCCGCTCCCAAAAAGAGGGAACCGGCTGTTTTTCCTCGGCCGTAGCCTCCTCTGACTCCAACCTCATATCCGAGGTCTCCCTTACGGTGATCTCCGGCCGGGCATGAGAGACGGCCGTGACGTTCACGCCGCCTTCCCCGTCCGATTCCACCCTCAGGTCCAGACCCTCATGCTGCTCCGTCACGCCCATGCCGGCCGGAAGGCCGCCTATCGTCCGGAGGAGCCCGGGTTTCAGTGCCAGGCTCGTCAGAGTCGTCGGGGCCTTGCCGAAGATTATTTCCCCGGTTACGCTCCTCTGAAGAGAGCCCGAGCGGACGGCTGTTCGGCTCTCCCTGTTTGCTGCGCATCCAGACAACAGCAGGACAGCGCTCAGCATACTTGCACTGGTAGCATTTACGCAGTGCCTGTTCCAGAACGATAATTTTCTCATTGACTTTTCGTATTTGGTCGCTTAAATGTAAAGTCGTCTCGGAGAGGTCGTCATACAACTGCTTGTATGTGCCCTCGTTCTCCTTGACCGCACGGACCTTGACGAGCCTGCGGTCACGCCACCAGCCTATTGCCATGGCTATGCACCCCGTGGGGGCGAGCCACTGCTGGAGAAGTTCGAATACAGTGCCCCAGTCCATACGCATGTCATTTTTCAGATTATCTCCCAGCCGGCCTCTATGTCCGCCATGACGGCGGGCACGCCGTTTTCCACCCGGCTCATCGCGGCGGCCAGACGGCACATCGTCCCCTTGTCATCCACGTCCGGCTCATAGGTAGTGGGAACCTGAAGCTCGCCGCATACACTTGAAAGGTAGGCACGGGTGTCGTTCTCCGTGGACGGGGCGTAACGCCCGATCATAAGGGAGAGGGTCCTCAAACCGTGTTTCTTCCGGTAGTTCCTCAAGGTGATGAGCATGGCACGGTAGCCGTATCTCATGTCGGTGAACTGGAAGAACTCCTTGTCCGTCTGCACCGGGCGGAGACCCTTCCACCTGTCACCTGACAGGCGGAGGTTTCCGGGGTTATTGTTTCGTAGTCCTCTTGGTGTCGCCATAATCAAACCTCCAGACTTTCTGCAGACGCACTGACAGCAGCCTTGCTTTCCTGTCCGGCAAGATCGCTTGAAAGTGTTATTTCCTTCACATCCCCCTCAAACCATGACTTTCCGTCATAATAGAGGGATACAGTCTTGCCTGGCGCGACTTCCGTACCCTGCACGGTCGCTTTATGCTCAGCCGATTTGTTGGACACGGACAGGCGCGCTCCCGCATGTACCGCGGCCGCCTCAATGGTATAGGTCTGGTCTGACGCGGGAGTCAGCTCGATGGCGTCATCCTGCGATTTCATTGTGATCGTGGTGTTGGACGTTGTGATGACATTCCCCTCACGCGCGTCCAGCATGACCACCTCCTCACCGAACGCCGTGTTCGTGTCCGCGGTCATGAGCATCTTGAAGAAGTAACGTTCTCCGGCATTGGTCAGCTTGTCGATCTGGATCACGTTGAAGTCGTTCTGCAGGTTGACCGCTCCCCAGAAGTTGGACTGTTCGGTCGGTGTAGCCACTGTTCCGATGATCAAGCCGTCCGGCCATGAGGATACGGTCTTGATCGTAGTTCCCTTGAAACGCATGGCGCTGGTATCAGTCCAGTTCACGCCCTTTCCCTCGCGCAGGATAAGCTCGTCGTCATACCGGTCGGCATCGTCAACGGACATGATATACACAAAATTGGGATTGTTGCGGAGAACCTGGGGAGTTGCCTTGCGCACGCGCATCAGACGTTCAATCATGGTGTCGTCTTTCGGGGAGTTCACACGGATTACCTCAGGATCTTCATAGACACGCATCAGAATGCCGTTGAACAGGTGCTCGTCATCCTCCTCATCATCGACATAGATGCCGTTGACGAAATGGTATCCGAGTTCAAAATCCACCTGGTCGGACAAGGCTTTCAGAAGGACGTTCTGCACATTGGGGGGAAGCTCCCGGAATACCAGTTCCCCTTTGGGCTGGAACGGACGCCATATCTGCTCAAAAGAGCGGGGATTGAACGTGGTAAAGGCCATGAAGTCTTTCGGTTCAAGCACCTTTTCCGAATAAATGAAATCCCCTTTGGAGTCCTTGTCCTCAGGCTGTTCCACGCGTTTGCGCAGCATCTTGTTCGTTTTCAGCCGGGGAATGGAGTATTTCTTCGTCACATTGGGCACGAGGTTGATCAGCCCCTTCTGTACCAGTTCGTTGCCCGTGGCCGCCTTGGTGAGTATCCTGTCGAGCACCTCACCGTCATAATTCGTATTCTTGATAGTTACAGCCATAATCTTTTCATTTTTTAATTAAAACCGTTCTTTTTCCGGATTTCTTTCCAATTGTCATTCCATCCGGATTTGTCCTGTAGCGGGGTATCCGGAACATCATCCACGCTTTTTTTCTTCGCAAGCCCGTCGACAATCCTTCTCCCGTTCTCATAATCCTTCTCCAGCACCGCCTGATACGCGTCACGGTCGGATGGGGCGATACGCCCGTCCTGCATGGCGTCCTCGAGAAGATTCCTGATCTCGGCCTTTCTGGCCTCGCGCTCCTTCTCGACATATCCGTCCAGACTCGCCTTGAGCGTGTCACGTTCCTTTACTAGCGCGTCATACTGTCCCGCCTTGTTTTCAAGGGAGGAGAGCGTGCGCACTACGTCCTCATCCGTCGCACACGAGGCGAAGGATGTTCTCTTCTTCAATTCTTCATACATCATATTACCTGTATTTAATGTTTGATTGCCCAGCCGGGCCTGGAATGCGGCATAAACCTCCTGCGGCGTCCCGGCATCCACTTTCTCGCCGATATCATAGATACCGTCAATGAATCCCATCTCCCTGGCCTCCTTGGCGGTAATCCAATGGTCCTTCCCATCGAAATAGGCATCCTTTATCTCCTCACGGGTCTTCCCGGTCTTGGAAGCGTACATGTCCGCAAGCGTATCCTCCAGCGCCTCCAGCTGCTCGGCGACGGCTTTCATCTCCTCCTTGTTGCCGTAACACCCCCCGTAAGGGTTATGGAGCATCAGGCGGGCGTACTGGCTCATATATACCGGTTTCCCGCACAGGGCGATGACACTGGCCATGCTTGCGGCAATGCCGTCGATATAGATGGTTATATCCGCATCGCTGGCCCTGAGGGCGTTGAATATGGCCATGCCTGCATACACGCTCCCTCCCGGAGAGTTCACACGCACGTCTATGCTCCTGTACATGGAAGCGTATTCATACAGCTCGGAAACAATGTCCTTGTCGTTGATCCCGTCAAAACCGCCGATCTCCCCGTACAGGAGGATGCAGGCGGTATCAGGGGAGGGTATCATGTTAAAGTATCGCTTTTTCATCGGTCGTCTTAAAATTACAGTGCAAATATGGAGAGTTTTTTTACTACAGTCAACACCATTGGGACATGATGCAACTTTACAACCTCATGATGACGCCATAAGACAGTATCATAAATTCAATATATTGCAAATCATATATTTAAATACGAATTTTGCCGTAAATAAAAAAGATGAAAAAATGGCGGAACTGACTAGCAGGCAGAAAAAAGATTTTGCAAGGACTATTTACCTTAATGAAGAACTGACACACGCGGAGATTGCCGAGCGTGTGGGGGTAAAACGTCAGACTGTCTCCCGGTGGGCCGGTGAAGGCAATTGGGAACGGTACAAGGTATCCATCACCATGACACGGGAAGAACAGCTCAAGAACCTGTATCTCCAGCTTGCCGAACTGAACAATGCCATCAACGGGAGACCCGAGGGGGAAAGATTCGCCAGCACGGCCGAATCGGACACCATAGCCAAAATAACCGGGTCCATCAAAAAGATGGAAACGGATGTGGGGCTGGCTGACATCCTTTCGGTTTTCAAGAGCTTTGTCAAGTGGCTGCGCACTTATGACATGGCACGCAGCAAGGAGATAGTCCCGCTGCTGGACGCCTATGTAAAATCCAAACTGTAAGGCTATGGCAAAACTCAGACTTACCCCCCGGGACAGGGCCGAACTGGCGGAATGGAACGACCTGGTGGCATCCGTCCGGGAGAGTTCGGACATTAACCCGTCCGACTCCACCGCTGAAATAGAGGACCGTAAGAAACGGCTGGAAGCGGATAATGAAGCGTGGTTCCGTTACTATTTCGCACAGTATTACACCTGCGAGCCGGCCGGTTTCCATAAAAAAGCGACACGGCGTCTTATGGGGCACGACCGCTGGTATGAGGTCAGGGCATGGTCGCGCGAGCTGGCCAAGTCGGCACGCGCCATGATGGAGATCATCAAGCTGGCGCTTACCCGGCAGGTACGCAATGTGCTGCTTATCTCGAACTCGCAGGACAACGCCGGACGCCTGCTGCTGCCCTTCATGGCCAATATGGAGGAAAACCAGCGCATCATTCAGGATTACGGCACACAGAAAAAGCCGGGTTCTTGGGAAACAGGGGAATTTACATGCCAGTGCGGTTGTTCCTTCCGGGCTATCGGTGCCGGACAGTCGCCACGCGGTACCCGTAACAAGAATTTCCGTCCTGACTTTATCCTTATCGATGATATAGACACCGACGAGGAATGCCGGAATCCGGAACGTATCAAGGCCAAGTGGAAATGGCTTGAAGAGGCGTTGATTCCCACCATGTCCGTCTCAGGACGTTACAGGGTGCTTTTTAACGGAAACATCATTGCGGCGGACTGCTGCATCACACGTGCCATCGAAAAGGCTGCGGAACTCGGACAGAAAGGAATAGGATACGCGGACATTATCAATATCCGCGATAAGGACGGCGTCTCCTCATGGCCGGAAAAGAACTCCGAAGAGGATATAGACCTGTTCCTGTCGCTTATCAGCACCTCATCGGCACAGAAGGAATTTTTCAACAATCCGGTCAGCGAAGGGAGCATATTCAAGAACCTTGTATTCGGGAAGGTCCCTCCTTTGAACAAATTCAGGTTCCTTGTCATTTACGGGGACCCGGCCCCGGGGGAGAGCAGGAGGAAACAGGCCAGTTTCAAGTCCGTCTGCCTGCTGGGCAAGCTCAAGGGAAAGCTGTATGTGATCAAGGCAAGAGTGTTCCGGGGTAAGAACGAAGACTTTATCGAGGCGTTCTTCGAACAGTACAAACATGTGGGAGGAAAAGCTTCCGTTTACGCCTATGTGGAGAACAACAAGCTGCAGGATCCCTTCTTCAAACAGGTTTTAAAGAAGCATCTGAACAGGCTGCGCAAGAAACACGGCATCCCGCTGAACATCATCCCCGACGAGGAACGCAAGACCGACAAGGCAACCCGTATCGAGGCCAACCTTGAGCCCATGGACCGTGACGGCAACCTCATATTCAACGAACAGGAGAAAGACTCCTCGGACATGAAGGAACTGGTTGACCAGTTCCGGATGTTCGAACTCACCCTTCCGTATCCCGCGGACGGACCGGACTGCGTGGAGGGAGGGAACAGGGCCATAGACAGGAAGGCGGGGAACATGGAGAAGCCGGTCATAATAGAAAGGGCGGCAATCCGCCGTTTAAACAAGTACAGGAGGTAAACGACATGTCTGAATTCATCAATCCGGATGACTACGATGCGAGCATCCACAGGGAGATCCTGGACAGCATCATCAGGGAGGACGAGTCCATAGTGGAGATATGCGAGGACCAGGCGGTGGCGCAGATGCGTTCCTACCTGTCCGCACGTTATGACTGTGACAGGATATTCTCCGCAAAGGGCAAGGAAAGGAACGCGCTCATACTCATGTTCGCCAAGGACATCACGCTCTATCATGTATGCAGCATCCACAACCCCCAGAAGTTCTCCCCCATACGCAAGGAACGTTATGACCGCGCGATGGAGTGGCTCAAGGCGGTCAGCAAGGTGGAGATCAGCATAGCCGACGCTCCCCTGCTGGACGAGGAGACGGCAAGGAACAACCTGCCCACCCAGATAAGAAGCAATCCCAAACGTGTAACACACTATTAAAATGGCAAGAAAAAAAGAAATATCCATAAGCGGCAACATGCCGCTGCCGGGCAGGAACACCCCGGGAACAGTCATCATCACCGCACCCAGGCTGTTCATGAAGGATATGGCGGACTATATGCAGGCCGTCAGGGGGGCGAACAATGTGGACTTCACACAGCGGACGAGGCTGTATGACCTCTATGAGGACATCCTTATGGACGGGCATACGGGAAGCGTCATAGAGAAGAGGAAATCGGCCGTGCAGTGCTCGCAGATCGAGTTCAGAAGGAACGGCGTTCCGGACGAGGGGATCAACACCCTGTTGCGCTCCCCCTGGTTCTACCGGTTCATCGGAGACCTGATAGACTCGGATTTCTGGGGGTTCTCCCTGTTCCAGTTCTATAAGGACGGGAGCGGATGGATGGACTACAGGCTCGTTCCCAGAAAGAACTATGACCCGGTGAGGGGGCTGATAAAACACCGGCAGGAGGACACCACGGGGGAACCGCTGGAGAATTACCACACGATGCTCTTTGTCGGAGAGAAACGCTCCCTGGGAAGACTGGCAAGGATAGCCCCGTATGTCATATACAAGCGCAACGACATGGCCGACTGGGCACAGTTCTGCGAGATATTCGGAATGCCCATACGCGAGTACACCTACAGCGCCGGTGACGAGCAGGCCCGTGACCAGGCCGTGAAGGATATGGCCGAGCAGGGAGGTGCGGCGGTGTTCCTCCATCCGGAGGAGGCGCAGATGAAACTGATAGAAAGCGGCAACAAAAGCGGCAGCTCCGACCTGTACAGGACCCTGTACGACACATGCAATGACGAGATCAGCAAGATCGTGCTGGGAAACACGCTCACCACGCAGGCCTCGGAACGTGGCACGCAGGCGCTGGGGACCGTACAGGAGAAAGGAGAGAAAAAGCTGAACGAGGCGGACCGGATCCTGGTGCTGAACACCCTGAACTATGACATGACCGATATCTTCACCGCTTTCGGATACGACACACGGGGCGGGGAATTCTATTATGTCAAGCCCAAGGAAACCACCGCCGAGCAGGAGATAAACATCATATCCCGGATGCGCCAGATGGGAACCCCCGTATCGGATGAATACGTGTACGAGGCTACGGGAATCCCTAAACCGGACAACTATGACCGGCTCAAGGAAGAGACGGCCTTCGGAAACGGAAAGCCGGCAGACAACGGTGCACAGGAGAAAGAACAACCCTCTCCTGAAAGGAACAAGCGGAAGGAGGACGGTATTGTAAACCGTATCAGGTCTTTTTTCGTCGCCGCCCCGCGGAAAGGGGCTTTAAAATGGTAATGAACGACCTCTACGGGGAGCGCTGCCGCTTTTGTCACGGCCATGCGGATTCCCGCATGCAGGGGGCGGCCGTTTCGTTTGAGTTCACAAGGGAGCTGATGGCGAAAGTGCTGAGGGATATATTCTACCGGACATTTGATGTAAAAACGGAAATAGACGAGGATCTGTTCCTGGCTACGGTCAGAACTTTCGGCCGTGCGGCGGAGGAAGGATTCGGTCAAAGCGACAATGACAGGCTGGAGGAAGTGTTCCTGGAGCAGATACGCGACAACCTCGATGTGTTCTCCGCTTTCCGCACCCACCGGATGCAGAACGACATTGCCTCGCAACTGCTGGACGAAAAGGGAAGACTGAAACCTTTTTCCCGGTTCCAGGAAGACGTGCAGTCGATTATCGGCACGTACAATACGGCTTGGCTCGAAACCGAGTACGATACGGCGGTACTGCGTGCCCGCCAGGCGGCTGACTGGAAGCTGTTCGACAGGGATGCGGACATCCTTCCGAACCTGCGGTGGCTTCCCACCACCAGCGCGGAACCCGATCCCGTACATGCCCAGTTCTGGGGGATTGACCTGACTTTGCCCAAAGGACATAGGTTTTGGAAAAGCCACCGCCCCGGAGACCGGTGGAACTGCAAATGCTCGCTGGAGCAGACGGACGACAAGCCGACACCCGGGTATGATGTGCCGTTATCGGACTATCGGCCCTCACCAGGGCTGGACAACAACCCGGAGGAGGACGGAAAGCTGTTCAGCGACACGCATCCCTATATCGCCCATGCGTATCCTTCGGCTGAAAAAACCGTAAGGGACTTTATGGAAAGGAGAAAAAAATGAATGTGAATGACGCCGTCAGGGAACTCCGCAGAAAGGAGAAGGAAATCCGGAAGGCCTTCAGCAGGACGCTGCCCCGCAGGATCGGGGCAAAAGCGGTGAACCTTGTAAACAGGAATTTCCGCGAGGGAGGTTTTTATGACGGAGGGCTGCATCCCTGGAAGAGAACAAGGAGACAGGATTCCGCCAAGGGGGCGGCGGGCGCATACGGTCCCCTGCTAAGCCGACGCAACCGCCTGTCCCGAAGTTCGGAGTATGTGGCGGAGCCTTACAAGGTGACGATACGGAATGCCGTGGAATATGCGGGAATCCACAACTACGGGGGACGCATGACCACACATCCGAGAGTGACCGCCAAGATGCGGAAGATGGCATGGAGGATGTACTTCAAGGAAGCGGGCATCACCAGAAGGATGGGGAAAAAGGCCCGCAGGCAGAAGGCAGAGGCGGCACCGCCCGAAGCCCTGAAATGGAAGGCGATGGCCCTGACAAGGAAACAGAGGCTTGACGTTAAGGCGGACATGCCCCGGCGACGGTTCATCGGACCAAGCCGGGAGCTGCGTGAAATGACGAGAAAGGAAACAGAAAAGGAAATAACCAATATATTGTTAAAATGACATGGAAACTTTATTCAATGACATTCAGAAAAGAATAGCCGACAACATAGCATGGCTGAACAAACAGGTGGACGAGGATTACGGGCAGCTGGACATGCTCTACCGTGACGACGGGGACTCCGAGACCTATCCGATGGTATTCCCCATGGTGCTGGTTGACACGCCCGAGGTGGAATGGCAGACACTGGGAGGGGCGGGCGGATACATGCAGAAAGGAACGGTATCGGTCATTGTCAGGCTGGCTGTTGACTGCTATGATGACACGCATTACACCAGCGGCACGGCGGACAAGGCCGCCGGAAGAATGGAACGGGCAAAAGAGGTGGACGCGCTTCTGCAGATGTACAAACCTGAATGCTGCCAGACACCGCTTGTGAGGAAAAGAAGCAGGTTCCACACGATGCCCAGGGGGATAAAGGTCTATGAGACACACTATGAATGTACCGTGTGGGATAATGCGGTCAGTCGGTAAAAAGGGAGAGCTGGGCGGCGGTAAGACGGGGCTTCTTTATTTTGGGGACCGGCTTGACATCGATATCCTTCAGCCTGTTGCAGTTTGAACGGATGATGGCCATGATGCGGTCCACGCTGATAAAGAACTCCTTCTCGGAAAGGATCTTCAACGCGTCGTCAAAACGAAGACGCTGGATTTCCGTCCAATAATAATAGCGGCGCAGCAGCGCCTCGTTGCGTTTCGTGATCAGTTCCGAACTGCGACCTCTTGACATACCCTGAAAACTTGTTTTGATGATAATACATGATACCCATCACAAAAGTAGTGATTATGAAATAAATATGCAACAAAGAGAGGGTTAATAATAAAAAAGCCCTCAACGCTTCCGTTTTAGGTCCCCACCATAAAACATAAGAGATACACAGATACTCACACGCTGAGGGCTAAAGTCCTTGACGTGAATATCTGTGTATCTCTTTATAGTGGGGTGCACAAAAGTAATAATAAAAATTGGAAGTTTATGTGCAAGAGCGAAATTTTCTTCAACCTGCTCGGCCTGACCGAGCGTGAAACGGAAGTGCCGAAGGAACGGATACTGGGCGATTTCAGGGACATGGAGTCCACGGACGCCAGATATGTGCTTGTCAGGCTGCTCTCGGAAGCCGGCCTGTATCCGGACCAGATAGCGGGGATGACCAACCGCACGGCACGGGGGATACGGCACCTGCTGGCCCGGAACATCACCTCGCCGATGATCGGAATATATCTGGAACAAATAAGGAAACACATCAGAACAGGACGCTCGACGGAGCGCGTGTAGTTGAGTATGTTTGCACCACGGTCGGATTAGTGACCGGAACTACAAAATACAAATACAACTATGAGTGAATCAAGAACTTTTGTGTTCCCCGAGAACGGGAACTCCGGAGGCGGCACCAACGGCATTCTGGCCATGCTTCCGGCGCTGATGCAACAGCGCGGTGTGGATCCGAACATCCTGGCGCTGATGGGAAACGGCAACAGCCGTAACGGCAACGGCTGGGGTGACGATCTGTTCGCCATCCTGCTTCTGTTCATCCTGATGGGATGGGGAGGCATGGGAGGCTTCGGCGGCGCCCGTGGCGGAATGATGGGCAACGGACAGGGCGGCGTGGTCCCCTTCGTGCAGAACGACGCGAACACCGCCGTGATCATGCAGGCCGTACAACGCAACGGATACGACATCCAGAGCCTGGCCACCGCGTTGAACACCTCTTCCGATGCCGTACAGGCCGCCATAAACGGTCTTGGCATGCAGATATGCAACATCGGCAACCAGATGGGCATGAACACCAACCAGATCGTCACCGCGATCATGCAGGGCAATAATGCCATCCAGTCGCAGATCTGCCAGTGCTGCTGCCAGACAAACGAGAACATTACCAAAATGGGCTACGAGAACCAGCTGTCCGTCTGCAACCAGACTAATACCCTGGTGAACACGGCCAACCAGAACACGCTCGCATTGCGTGACGCAGGCACGGCCAACACCAACGCCATCATCAGCAAGCTGGACGCCATGCAGAACCAGGCGCTGCTTGACAAGATTGACACGTTGCGGGAAAGAAACAGCACGCTCGTCAACCAGCTCTCGCAGGAGCACCAGAACGCGTATTTCGCACAGGTGTCCGCACAGACCATCGCGCCTGTCAATGCCGCGCTGGGTGATCTGAGCGCCCGTCTGGCGAAGATTGAGTGCAACCAGCCCGAAGTGGCCAAGGTGCCGTACAGCCCGGTTGTGGGAATCCCCACCTGTGTGGCGGCCCAATATGGTCTTGGATACGGCTTCGGTTTCGGGGCGGGTAACGGTTTCTGGGGTTGACCCGGAGAAAGGAGGTAATCATGCCATTTCCTTTTCAATTCGTTAACAGACGCGGATCGGCCGCAATAGCCACATCCGGAGTGAATGTCACCGCCGACAATGTGGTGTTCTCCTTCCCGAACCATTCATTCGTGAATGCCTGGTACAGGGGAACCATCTACATTGACCTGGCGCAGGCCGTTCCCACAGGAACAACCGGGACGCTGCCGGTCCTGTTCGAGACAAACGGGGTGACACAGGCCGTGACCAAGTACAACGGCGAGGCGCTGACGGCAGCCGACATTCCCGGTACGGGAGTGTTCGAGTTCTGGTTCGACAGGACGACAAACACCCTGCAGATAATGACCGGAGTAGTTTAAGAACACGGAGGGAGGAATCCCTCATTTAAAAAGAAACAATTATGCCTTTCCAGAATTTAAGAGTCAACAGCCAGTTTTACATACTCCATAAGGACGGGACGCCTTATGTGGAGGTCGGTGCCATTGCGGGAGTATCCAACCCGGTCCCGGACGGGACACAGCCGGTGATGTTCGGCCAGCCGATGAAGATGGTGGTGGACATCACCGTCAAGGTCGGCGAACAGACCGTCACGTTCCAGAAGATACCCGCGGGGGCGGACATCGCCGACGCGAATTTCCCCGGAGGCGGGAACATGGTCATATCCGGATCAAGGGAGTCGATGAACTCCGAGGTGGCGGCCATGAGGAACAGGTCCGCGGAGATACTCAGGAGCATAGACCACCACCGTGCCATAGTGGACGCCTGCGGCAAGATGATGGAAATCCTGAATCCCGAGTTTGCCGAAAGACAGAGACAGGAGGCGGAAAACAAGGCTCTCAGGGAGGAGATATCCGAGCTGAAGGCCATGATGGCCGAACTGCTTAAACCCGCGGAAAGGCCCAGTACGAACAATCCTAAAAAACAACAAGTATGATGATGATCGAGATAGAAGACAGCAAGGTCGAGAGAATGTCCGATTATGCCGAAAAAATGCTCAAGTATGGCGGCAAGCTCATGCAGTGCATTGAGGAACTCTCGGAAGGGAGCGGCATGGGACAGCGCGACGACGGCTACGATGACTATGACGAGTATGACGACATGGGACAACGTGGCGGTTATGGAAACCGTGGCGGATACGGCGGAGGATACGGGAACCGTTATGGCGGCGGCTCGATGGGCCAGCGCCGCGGAGTGCCCGGAACAGGACGCTATTCAAGATACCGTTAGTTTAACCCGCCGGGACGGAGGATTCCCCCGTCCCGACTAACAAGAAGACCATGAACAGGACAAAAGAACCTCTGGACATATACGATGACCGGCCAAAGGAGCTGACGGCGTACCTCCGGCACAATGGCTGGCACTTCAACAAGAAGCTGTGCGACTTCGCCGTGTCGCTCATGCGCAGGATGAACCCGGCAACCGGGAAAAGCGAGAAGATCGAACCCATGACCAAGGACAAGGTGGACGAGCTTCTGGCCAAGAACGGGGTCAGGGTGGAGAACAACACATTATATGACTATGTATACGTGGCCAACCAGGCAAAAGCGGACTGTTTCAAGTCCTCCATTGCCGACGAGCCCCATCTGGCACTCTACGTCAAGGATATCATAGATGACCATGACGCTCCGGAAGGCATGGTCATGTGCATGTGGTATGCGAAAATGACAAGGGCCGGGGAACCGGTGGAATGGGACGAGATGTTATGATCCGCCAGCGGTTTGACATAGAGGAATACGGCTGGAAGGTGGCGGTCTACTATGCCGTGGACTGTTACTACACCGACGAGATCATTGGCAGGCTCTATGACATAGGCTGCCGCGGGGATGATCTGGAAACGGCGTACAGGAACCTGTCCTCCGGCAAACCGGACACCGGACTCACCTATTCCAACTACGGCACAAGGCAGACGGTCATGGTGATAGGGATCACATCGTCACCCGCCGAGTTCCAGAACTCCTATGACCACGAAAGGAAGCACCTGGAAGCGCACATGGCAAAGGCGCTGGGGATCGACCCGTGGGGCGAGGAGATATGCTACCTGTCCGGCAATATAGGACAGAAGATGTTCGACAAGGCCAGGTTGCTGCTGTGTGATTGTGAATGTTGTAAGAAACAGATAAAGGAACTTATATGAAAAAGAAAGAAATCAGGAAAGCGCTGGAAGGCGGCACGCCGTTCTCAAGCCTGTACTCCCTTCTCCCCTCCGGGCAGAAGGAGAAATTCAAACAGTTCGCCGCGGCATTCGGATTCACGGAGCGGCAGGTCAGGGAAAGACTGCGGAAAGAAACACGATAACTTCTCATTGACAACGGGCGCCCCGCATATTATTGTATGCCGCAGGGCGCCCGTTCTGTTTTTATCCGATATTTAATCTTTCCTCAAACTCCGCTATGATACAGTCTGCGTCACCACCATGCACCCAGTTATCCAAAACAGAGGAAAGAACTTCGATGGCTTTCCGTTTCATTTCTTCCTCTGCCATTGCAACGGCTTTAAGAGCACTTTCTTTTGTGATAACCGGGAAGTTGGGATTGACTACCACAAAACTCTTGATTTCAATATATTCTTCTGATTTACTCATTTTCAACTTATTTTGAATTATTTTTTTATAACTACCGCCATTGTACTAATAGAAGTGCCACTCTCTTTAAACTCGCCTGCGCTGATTTCAAACACTTCTCCATGTACTTCTTTCAGCCAGTTGCGGAAATCAATACATTTCTTTTCCGAAGCAAATTTCCAGTGTTGGCTGGTTATTGCCGCAAGGGTTCCACCCTCTTCCAATCGATCATACATAAGCCTGACATGCTCTATATCCTGATTACTGGAAAACGGAGGATTTGCAATAATCTTAGTGTAACTACCTACACTGTCTTTGGTAAAGTCTTCATCAAGCAATATTACGTTGTTAAGGGTATGAAGAAATTCTCTGTTTTCCGGCATCAGCTCATAACATTCAACCATTACAGAAGGACAAGCCCGGTGGATTGCTTTTATAAGGGCGCCACGCCCGGCACTCGGCTCCAGTACCGTATCATCTTCATGTATCCCTCCGGCAAGCATAACCAGCCAGTCAGCAACATCGGCCGGAGTTTCAAAAAACTGGTAATCCTGCTGTAGGTTGCACCGTTTACCCTCTTTCAGCATGGAAAACACACGCTCCGGATTAAACGGGAATGTGAAACCCTGTATCTTCCCACCTTGCCATGAGCCGCCAGCTTCTTCTATCCACTTCTTTGCTTCGGCATAAGATTTTTTATTGAATTGAACTTGAGGAAGTTTGAGGATATTGTTCTCAAGAGTACAATGTTTCAGTATTTCTTCTACATTCCATTTTTTACCTTCGTCAGCCTGTTTCTTCTTTTCCCCAACCGGGGCGTCAGGTGCTAACAGTGAGGAAATTTTTTGAACAACCGTATTGCTCGCATTCACGAAGGTATTGACACAGGATAGCGCTTCGATCAAGAAATCGGTGTCAACATGCCCGGTATCGTCATAGATGTCTATCCCTTCGGTCATGGATGACAGTTCATTGAGCTGCGCAACACTACCATGTAACGTTTCGATTAAAATCTTTTTTTTGTTCGTCATAACTTTTCTGCAAATAAATTCTTGTTGTGTCTACACTCCCATGACCTAAAAGGTCAGCCAGTTGAATAACATCTTTGTTTTTTTTCAGGAACATTTTAGCGAAAAAATGACGAAAGGCGTGGGCGTGCATCTTCCTTGAATCAATACCGCAATGTTTTCCCCATGCTTTCAAGTGCTGGGAAAAGCCCCGCTGTGTGATCGGACCGAATCTCCCTACTGCGAAAATCCCGGTCTTACCATGTTCCTTAGCATAAGCCTTCGCTTCTTGCTGCAATTGCTTTTGAAAGAAAAAACGTCTGTACTTGTTACCTTTACCTTTCAATGTAACCTCACCACTAATTATATCCTCCCATGTAAATCGTTGAAATTCCGACAGACGGGCGCCCGTTGTACCCAAAACCTTAATAAAGAAATAGTAATCCTTATTGTTTTTTGCCTTGAGATATTCCAACAGCCGGTTATATTCCTCCTCGGTCGGCACATTGTTCACATCAAGTTTGCGCTTTATTTTGGGGCGCTTCAGTTCTATAGGCTTCTTCAGCCATTTAGAGAATCTTTCGATTGCTGTAATCCGCAAACGGATGGTAGCGGGAGATAATTTTTCTTCTTCAAGACTTTTTATAAACCTCCTGCAATTATCCATGTTTACCTCATTGGCGTATTCGAAATACTTCTTCATGGATGTGTAATATATATCAACTGTATGAGAAGAGTAATCATTGTTATCAGTCAACCATATTATGAAATCATGGAGTAGTTTCTTATTTTTCTCTGAAATGACGTCAAGCTTTTCCAAAGGTTTCACCGCCTTTTCCCTTTTTCCATATCCGATGTTGAGATAGGATAATAGATCGCATATCGCTGAACACATTAGCGAATGACGCACCATGACATCTGCATTTTCACGCTTGTAATTCAAATAACCACGGCGGTTCACTTCTTTGGTCATCTCTAAAAAATCCGTGACATGCTTGATATATTTCCCGACAGTATCATAAGTCCTTCCTGTCGTGTATATGTAAGAAATATAATCAGTTAATATCTTCTGCCTGTCATTATTCATAATCTTGTTTAATTAAATTATACCAATCATTGCTATCTTCAAAAAAACATCTGTATCCATTAGCCGTATGTTTGCCTCTCACTTTCCGACATATAGCACTGATCAGAGAAGGAGCCACGCCAATCATCTTACCAGCCATTTGTATCGAAGGGAATACTCCACATAATTTCTCATCCTTTATCAAAACAACGCTCTTTTTATTCATGCCTGCACCAGTCTTATGCCAAGCCCCACGTCCTTTAGACAGATTTTTTATACTTCTGGCCTTGGAACGTTTTGAATGATAAACCATTTTACGACCCTTGTTGCGAGAAACACAACCCTTTAAAAATCGTCCGGTAATAAAGTCTCTCTCAAATCGCTCAGGCGGTATATATAATTCACTCATATCTAATCAGTTATGAGCCATTTGCCGACACCGGCAAATGGCAGATTATTATTTTCTCCAAAAACTGTCTCCGGAGATTGACCGGGCCGTATCATCCGCAGTAAGCCGGATATACCGGAAGAAGTTCTGCTCAGACCTGTGCCCTGTCAGTCTCATGATCTCCAATGTCTTCATCCGTCCTGTAAGGTACATGTTCGTGGCCGCGCTTCTTCTTGCCGTATGGCTGCTGACCAGTTCCCATTTCTCCCGGGTCTCCGTGACCAGCCTTCCTCCCTTCGTGTAGGAGAAAGTGATCCTGTCGGTAAGCCCTATCTCCCTCATGATGACCTTCAGATACTTGTTGAAATACTGTATGCACAGTCCTCCGGGTATGTTTCCGTCATATTTCTCGAATATCTCCCTTACATAATCATGAGCCGGGACCTTGACGTCCACATTGGTCTTCTTTGTCCTTTTTATGATGTATCCATCTCTCAAATTGTCTTTTGTCAATGTCGAATAATCGGAATATCTCAGAGCGGTCAGACAGCCTATGACGAACAGGTCACGTATCCGCTCCCTGGCCTTTCTTCTGTCCTGCCTCTCAAACTTGTAATAGTAGATCCTTGCGATCTCGTTCATCGAGAGGAAAACGGCATTTACCGGCTCCTCACGCAAATCTGTTCCGTCATAGGTGGCGTCTACGGCGTAATTGTACTGCGATGCCTTTCTGACGAGCGACTGTATTTTCTGAATATAGCCCGCTATGGTGTTGTGACGCAGCCCCCGGCTCTCAAGATAGACAATGAAGTCGTCCAGAAACTCTTCCGTCACGGAATTGGTGAAGATATCACAGTCGAATTCGGTGGAAAACCTGTCTATGTGCCGGAGGACCGCATCATAAACCGCGGCATAATGTCCGGACCTGCGTTTTCCCCTTCTCTCAAGCATATCCCTTGCAAAGTCCGTGAAGTACACCCCCTCAAGCGGCCTGTCCTGCCGGAAATGGTTAATATAGTCCCGCCTGGGTTTTCCGGACCGTGCGGGAACCGTCACCTGCAGTGTTGCTAGACACCTCCCGTTCCGCATCCGGCCAGCCTTGCAATGATCGGGCGGAACTTTTCCTTTCTCAATCTCACATCATAATACGCGGTTGTCGCCCTGCATCTGGATATCTTCAGGAAGGAGGCTATCTCACGGAACAGATACCCTTCCTCATACGCCATATAGCAGAACAGCATCCTTGAATCGGATATGTTCCGGGATATCATCCGGGACAGGATCATCTCCTGCGAGACGCCCATCATTCCGGAGATCTCGTCCAGCATAAGCTGCATCGGTTTCTTTTTCTTGTTGTCTTTTCTCAGGTTCATAAGATTGTCGTTTAAAAGGTTCTTAAATCTGTTTTAAAAGCACCGGCTCCTTATGCGGTGCCAGATGGTTCTTTTCCTGAAACTCTGCGGACGGAACGCCCTGTCACGCTTATGCCAGCCCTCCCGGCACCGGAGTCTTGATTCATCCAGTATATCCTCCATCGCGGATTTGAGACTCTCCAATTTTTCCACGGAGAGCAGCAGGTACTCATTCATTCCGTCCTTTTCCATACATCGCGAGATTTGGGGATTCGGGATCATAAGGCTCCACGGTGGTAAGGGTAACGGAGGATACGACCACACGTCCGCTCCCCTTGCAGGCGGGACAGGCAACGGTATGTACGGTGTCCGCCAGCTCGTCCAGGTTCTCAAGAAAGCCCCGGCCGCAGCATGTGCGGCACAGGACTACATGGGGATGGTCAAACTTCCTTCTTATCATCACCGGGAAATTCAGGTTTCACATCAGCAGTGTAGGGATAGACATCCATAATGGCGGTCTCGGACACCGAGCCGATGACATAGTCCGCCAGCGTGCCCTTCATCCCCTCGTCCAGCTTCTTTACGGCATCGCGAAGGTCGGAAGCCTGTACCAGTACGGTAGTGGGGGTCTTTTTCTCCGCTCCGCTTTTTTCGTCCAACGTGATAAAGAACAGCTTACACTTGAACCAGCGGTCGGCCGCATCTTCCTCAGATGGGAACAGTTCGCTGTAACCGGCGCGTTTGACGCCCGAAACAGTAAATTCACCGTTGATATACGGGTTCATTTCTTCAATAATACGGGCTTCCGTGAAGCTCAGCGCGTCGACCAGATAGGCTTCCGTTACTTTCCTGTTCATGCCGTTCTCCGCCACCTTCTCGTAGCGGATGGAACATTCAAACCAATTGTGCATCATAATTTACATCTTGTTAAATGAGGGTTCTATTCTTTTCCATTGATTATTTCCGTCCTTCTCCTCGAAGTAGAAGCGGATCACCGTGCCTTCCACCACGTTGCTCTCACGGAAGAGCTGCATGATTTCCGAATATTCGGGGTCGTTGAAGTCATCCTCGAGCTCGTACAGGCGGGAGATGGACTTGTAGTCAAGATCCCCGGCCTCGTTGCGCTGGAGCAGCGACATGGCCAGCTTGTACATGGGGTTGCGCCCGTCATCGCCCTTCTTGCCGATCCATGCGTTCAGGTAGTCCACTAGGCGCTTCTCTGCCACGTCTGCCCTCTCGTCGAAGCCCTTGACCCGGTTCCCCTTGACGGAGACCTTGAAAGTGTCATTCTTCACCTCGAACCCGAGCTGCTCGTCACGTTTCAGGCCGCCGTACTCCTTCAGCTGGTCATAGTAGGCGGTGGCCTCCTTACGGAGCCATTCCTTGAACTCCTGGCCGTCCTTGATATACTTGCGGAGCTTCCTCTCCACAGAGGCGAGGAATCTGGCACGCAGCTTCTGGTAGTTCTTCTTTCGGTCCCCGTCCTTTCTTTTCTTTTCGGCCTGCAGCTTGCTTAGCAGGGCCTCACGTTCCTTTTCAGATAAATTCTTGATATCCATATCTGTTCTTATTTATTGGTGAATAAATTCCTGAATAAATCAGGGTCGATTATCTCCTCGTTGCAGTCAACGTTCTGCTTTATGGCCGTCTGGCATTCATAGCAGAGGCGGTCTTCTGTCAAATAGCTGTTGTGTTCGCAAAACACCTTCCCGCACAGCCCACACCGGGCGAACATTACCAGTTCGGTATCCACATCGTTCCAGCAGATGTCATGTCCTTTAGCCCGGCAGGCATCGCACATATCAGCACATTCCTTTTCGAATTTCGTCTTTTCCATTATTGTTATTGTTTTCATTGTTGTCATCTTCTTCATATTCCAATACCAGCATTGCCAACAGCCCCATCAAAGCAAACGCCCTTTTTACAGTTTCGTCTTCGATGATCACAGCCAGGATAGCTAACAAGATCACTACCTTGTGTAACAGGTTAAAGATTCTTCTCATATCTCCTCCTTCTGTCTTATGGACCACATCTGTTTCAGTGTGGCCTTCAGCTCCTCCAGGTTCTGGCGACTGATATCTTTTTTAATACTCCCCCGTTTTTTCATGAAAGCGGAAATTTTCGCTATGTTCATCTGTCTCTCCGCTGGGTCACAACTGTCATATTCCTTGTTCAATATGCCGATATTCATTGCCAGTCCATAAATAGTTTTCACGGTTTCTTTCTGACGCTTCTGACGTTCCAGGTCCACACCGTCGGGATCGAGAAGCCTGCCAATCAGTTCTGTCGCCTCCTGCCTGTACAGGTATTTAGAAGAGTCTGTACGTCCGTTGCTGGCATCATAGATCATCGCCCGGTATGTTTCCTCGTCCTGCCCGAGCTGCCGTCTGAGGCGGTGTATGCACCGCTTCTGGGCATTTGTCGCGGGTAATTCAATTGTCTTGTTCATTGCTATTGCTGTTAAATGGTTCGTCACTGTTCCTGAGCCAGCATCTCTCATAACCCTCCTTCCAGACCACATAGAATCCTTTCGGACCGGGAACACCACGGCTCATGTACTGGGCGCAGAACCCGTTCACCTCTATGCGGGAGAAGCAGTCCCTCTTGACTCTGTAGGCCACCGTTCCCTGCACCTCCTTCCCCTCCACATGGGAGATGTATACGAATATCTTCTTCCTGTATTTCTTCCTGAGCTCGACCAGCTGTTTGGCGGTGACGTCCATCTCGCCTTCAAGACTCTGCAGGGAGTCGATGATGACCACGTCCGGGGATCTCTGTTTCCCGAGGAATTCGTCAAACTCATCGAAAGTGGGGACCTCGTCCCAGAACAGCATCCCGCTCCTTGACGAATTCATGAATCCGAGCAGGGAGTCCCTGAAATCGGACTCGACACCCATCTCAAGGGAAATGAACAGCACCTTGTAGCCGATACGGTCAAACTCCCTGGCCAACTGGAAGGTGAAGGAGGTCTTTCCCTGTCCGGACTTGCCGTATACGATCCACGCCCCGGATTTCTGCCTCTTTCCAAAGGCATCCATGAAATCCTTGGAAAAGGGGATGTATTCGTATTTTTTGTTCAATATGTTGTCAAACGACAATGACCTGATCATAAGCCGGCTCCTCCGTTGCTGATTTCCTGTCTGATTACCACATTGTCTATCATTCCCGAAAGCTCGCGCAGGTCATCGGCGAACAATACCTGGCGGGGATCGTCCTCACGCGGCTGCTTCTTGACCTTGGGAAGTTTCCCCCATATCTCTTCCGCCGTCTCCCTGTCCTGCACGCCGTTGGCCATACAGATGGCGATGACATCCTTTTTGGTAGCGCCCAGAAGGGTGATGTAATTGCGGCCGAAACGCCCGTCTATCTCGTCATATCCTTCGATACGTCCCACATACCGCCTGATATTGCGCTCCAGAGTCTCCGTGCCGGCCACCAGACACCCCATGCGTCCCAGCGTGTCATCATACAGGGGAATAAGCGTGCACATGGCCGAATGCGTGAGCTTGCCGGCATCATCGATCAGCAGGACGGGCTTATAGGAGGACAGGGAATTCATGTGCGCGATGCACAGGTCCAGCAGGCTGTCATTATCCATATAGCGCGTCACATTCTCTCCCATGGCCTGCGCCAGTTTGGTAAGGAACTTGCGGCTGCTCCATTTGCGGCACTTGATATATACAACCCCCTTGTCACCGCACAGATTGTACAGGTCAATCAGAGACTGGGTCTTTCCGCTTCCGCTGCGGCTGCTGATACATACCCATTTGCTCTTTCCCCTGGCAACCTCGAACGCCCGCTTCACCTGCCGGTAAGAGGTTACGGTATCAACCACATTGCGGGAATTCTCATAGAAATAAAGGCCTGTGGCGATCCTGACCGCCAGGTTGTCGTCATTCGCGCCGTACTTGCCGGAACGGAACTGGGACATCGCCGCATCGGACACGCCGCAGCGACGGGCCAGTTCTGAAGGTTTTGAACCACGTTCTATCAAATTCTCTATGTACTGTTTCAATGCTTCCTTATCCATAATTATGCTGTTTTTAAAGTGTTATTAAATCATCTTGAAAAATTCATGTCGGCGTCGTCCCATTCGTAATCGTCATCCACAAGAGGGGACGGAACCCTGAGAGGTCCGGGCGCAATCTCTTCAAAATCCACGTCCTCCACCGTCTGGCCGCGTGCCTCGTACTTGCGGTCCTTGTGCCGTCCCCGGCTGTCGGTGAGCAGGGCGCGATCCAGCAGGCTGTTGCTCTTCAGAAGCGGGTTCCGCTCCTGCATGACGGTTATCACCTCATCCACCTGCTCCTGTCTGGCCACATACCGCCGCTCGAACTGCCGGTTGAACTCGTCCACCTTCCTGCGGTGCTCGAAATGTTCGGGTTTCTGGTCGATCAGGGCCATCGGTGTCTTCATGTCACGCTGCAGGAGGAATTTCAGGTCCCCCCTTTCCTGCGCCAGCCGGTGCCCTTTGGTGGATTCGGCATTGACGATGAGCACCTGCGACAGATCGTCGGGATCATAGTGCACGGACCAGTCCTCGTGGAAATGGTTGCGCAGCTCCATGTCGAAACTCTCGTAATTGATCCTCTCCCCGAAGAGCTCGATCAGCAGCCCCTTGCCGGTGAGCCGGTTGGTGCGCCCCGTCGTGTCGCCCATAAGAAACAGGTATTCCTCGTCGCAGAACGGCATCCGGCGTTCCATGGGGGTGCGTTCCCATGCGGCCATGTACGCCTCCAGCTTCTTGGCCCGCTCCCTTTGCATGATGCCGTGTATCTGCGCCAGCACGCCCTCCTCGTCGGGGATCAGGTGGCGGTTCTTGTTCAGGATCTCTATATTGGGCTGGGAGCCGCGCCTGCTGTTGATGTTCACACCGCTCCAGTTCTTCTCCAGCTGGTAGTACGTCTTGTTCAGATAATTGAAGTACGGCTCGATGATCTTGGCCTTGGCGTTGTGGAGCGCGGCGGGAATGTAGTGCACCGTCATCGCCTCATAGAACGGAACCATTACCCCCTTCTGGTAGTTGTCGCTCTGCAGCTGCAACGGCTTGTACCGTGCACCGAACAGTTCCCGGGCGTGCCTGATGGCGTTGCGCAGCGCCTCGCGTATCAGCGCCGGGCTCTCATGGTCGCCGACGGCGTATCCTATCGGGTACTTGCCGCAGGCGTCCAGCACCACCACGATGGTCTTGCGGTTGTGGTAGGTGGTCTTCTTGTAAGTCCTTGTCTCGCCGTTCACCTTTTTGTCCATCGGCTGCCTCTTCTGGTAGACCAGTTCCACGTCCCATCCGTCCAGTGTCCAGTAGGTCATGGCGGTCTTCGGAGCCTCACGCTTGTGCTGCATCTCAAGGGAGTTCCTCAGGACAGTGGTTCCGCGCTGGTGCCCCAGGGTGGTGGATTCCATCATCTTCCGGTACCTGTCCACCGTGACAGGGCTCTTGATTTCCGGTTTCCCCAATATGGAGGCTATCTTGTTGTACTGTTCCATGATCTGTGCGTTGTTCAAATTCATGTGCTGGGAAAGCAGCTTGTGCATGATCGCCTCGTCCTCCTCGTCCCGTATCAGGGCGGCGGACGTGTTGCCCTTGTTTTTGTGCACCAAAGCGATGAAGCCTTCCGCCTCATACTGGTCCACTTTACGTTTGAGCGTCTTTCCCGTCGAAGGAAGTTTGTGGGGATAGCGGGTGTTGCCTTTGCTGTCCCGTACTTTCAGCAGGTCGTTCACCATCTCACTCAGCCTGTCCCATACGTTGAAACGGGAGCCGCCACGTCCGAAACCGCATTCCGCATTGCTGTCACGCAGCCGGATGATTGCATCCAGGACACGTGCCTGGAGCGTGTAAAGCGTGACCTTCTCCGGTCTGAGCGGCTTTCCCGCACCGTCCCTGTAGGTGGTGAAGAAGGAGTAGGCGGCCTCGTTGTACCCTACCGCCCTCTCAAGCGGGCTGGTGGCGGCACGTTCGACATCCTCATGGGGATCACCGTAATATTTGATGTATAATTGCTGTATGTATACTTCCAGCGAGTCGAACTCCACCAGGGCGGGGCGTCTGAGACTGGCACGCTCGGCAACAACAATCTGCTTTCTGTTCACCTTCGTGTTATATGTTCCTAACGGGAGGAAGCCCTTCTCGGAGCCCACCTTACGTTTCGGATCATACATGATCAGCTCGTTGGCGTAGATACATACCTTGTCATTATAGATTACAGCCATATCAACCGTTTTATTGTTTAACCTTGTGCGGTTTCCGGCGTCGGACCGGAAACGAGGGCCGCCTTCCGGCTCCCTGACCGCGTGTCCTATTTTTCCTCCCTGTAATACCTTTGTCCGATAAGGGAAAGGCAACATACGACTGCAAGGACCGAGGCGGCGAGATTCTCGTTGAAGGTGGGACGGAGGTTGTCTGCCAGCCTGAGCACTACCACAAGGCCGATGACAGCGGCTGCTATATGGATAATTCTGAATGTTTTCATTGCTTTCGGTTTTTAATTAAGGGCGCATCCGGATAAAGATAAAGTGTCGAATTTTAAAATTATTGCCGGATTGGACGCGCCCTTCAGGGGTTATTGTTATTATGATAAAATTGTTTTACGCCTATTCATAAGGGTTTGTTTTACAGTAATTTTTATTTTCTGACATATTCAGTAGCTTATTTAAAGAATCATCTGAAAGAAGATGTTTGTTGCTAAAGTTTCCAAGCATTGAACGAGGTTCAATATTTTCATATCTCATAAATTTCTGTATCTCGTATATATGAAAAAGTAAACCTTCACAATCTACTTCATAGTATTCAATGCCATCGTCATTACTGGCCGATACTTCGTAACCAATCCATCCACCATCTCCAATATAAGTACTTATCTCAATATTACGGCAAAAACCGTAACTGATAAGTAATAGCCTTAATACATCTTTTCCACTCATATTCATTCCTATCTTGTTTTAATTTATCCTGTTCCGAAACGTGTTCTCGATCTTCACGAGACTGGGGTGGTGAATACACAAGGGCCTTGTGGGACGCGCTCCGTCCACTGTCGGCGTGACAGGGAAAGCCAGACGGGCGATTTCGGCTGAATATACATAAATACTGTTCTCGTCACGGGAACCTTCCTTGGAGGTTTCCGCTGCCAGCTTGTGCGCCAGCTCCTCTATCTGTATTGCAATCTTGTGCACTTCGTCAAATTGAATATCAAATTTCATGGTGTGTTAATTTTGAGCTGGTTTATTTTTCTATTTCCTTGACCAGACGCTTCGCGCCGGCTATGTCCCATATCTTGTCGACCATCTCCGCGACCTTCATGTCGGTTGTCGGTCCTATCTTCACCATCACCGCCCCTTCGGCGTCCTGGTCCTTGGGAATGATGATGGGGCAGAGCATCCCGTATTCACGCCAGATCGTTATCACGATCCTCAGGTATTCAAGGTTGATACCCATCGTATAAGTAATCATCCCTGTTCCTCCCATTCTATCAGTAGTTGTCTGTACACCGGAACAGGTTCGGGATATATGATGCCTTTGTTCTTGTGGGATATGGCCAGCTTCGTCAGCCTGTCGGCTATACGGCGGCTCATTGTGTTGCCGGAATACACCTTGCATACATGGGAGAGGTGACTTTCATGTTGACGGCGACCGTTTTCAGATCATTCCGATTGAGATAACGGCACACAGCCTGTTTCCAGTCGATGAAGTCCGGACGGTACTTGGGTGCGGGAAGTGTCGGACGCTGTGCCGGACGAACGGAGTAGCCGCCGGTACGGCGGATGGAGGGGAGAACCTCGTTAGTTACCCATTTGCGGAAGGCTTTTGCTTCGGGCTTGCGGGAAAGGAAGATCAGATGGTATAAACCAGACTCATTTACAACTGTAATTTGCTGATTTCCACCGAGGGTGTCCATATTTGTGGACACCCTTTCATCGTCATCCAGTTTGGATAAAAAATCGCGATACTTGCTGATCCCAATAGAATAGCATACATCTTTCCCAGAAAACCAAGGTTCTCCATTAATCATTTTGACTCTGATGTTAACACCAATGTTCTCATTGAGGTAGGTTTGCAGACCTGTTGCCTGCTGGTTGTTGTTCAGTGTTTCCATAATAATACATTATTAATTAGTACGTTCCGCTTTCACATTACCCTTGTTGTCGAGTATTCTGACTGTTTCATGCTTGGCGATTTCGTCAACATTGTACAGCTTGCTGTCGTTCCGTTTCTTGGCGGCTTCCCAAATCGCAGGGGCTTTACCACCCTTTTTCTGACCGGACAACACCTGTCCGACATAGGCCATTGTTACTTTAAAGGCGATAGCAAGTTCCTTCTTGCCTTGTGCGCCTAACTTAATTACTTGTCCCATATTCAATATTTATTGGATTAAAATTGCTATATTTGGCGCGGTTTATATTAAACCGTATGCAAATATAGAGCAATGTTCTAAATAAGCAAAGAATTATTAGAGCAAATATCTAGGTTTAATGGTTAAAAAATATTATATGGCTGATTTTAAGAATCAAAAAGAACGTTTGCTACTTTTTTTAAAACATAAAGGGCTTAAAAATGCTGTCTTTGAAAAAATGATGGGTTTATCTAATGGGTATATAAATTCAATGAGGAAAGGGCTTGGATATGATAAGTTAGAACAAATATCTATTTCTTTCCCGGAATTAAATATCGGTTGGCTTCTTACCGGCGAAGGCTCTATGCTAAAAGATGAGAATTCTAATTTAAGATCCACACTTGTTCCTACTCTAGAAACACGAATTAACGTATCGCAACAAGAAAAAGCAGTACCTTATTATATGTATAAGGATCTACAAGAAGAAAATCGAAAGTTGGAGAGAGAAATAGGACGGCTCGAAAACGAGTTAGATAATTTAAAGAAACAACAGCAAGAATCCCCAACAACAAACTCCAGCTCCCATGCAGAAACTGCCCCAAAAAAGCGGAGCTCATCGCGTATATCAGGTTCTTCTGCGCAAACAGATGCCCTGACCATAAAATAAAGATAATAATTGAGTGAAGATACAATTACAAAAAAATGCCCCGAACTTAAAAAGAACGAGGCGTAAAATTTTAAATGTCATTCATTTATAGGTACATAAAATGTAGTTTTTGATGGAGTATAGATACCACAAGTTATAACCTCCAAAAAACCGTTTAAAAAAGTATGGTGATTTTTGATTGCATACTTTTGACGATCTCCAACATATTGCTTAATATCCTTTTTGTTTGATGCTGGTGATATAAGTCCGAAAAGAAAATGATTGTTTGTCTTTGAGTTGAAAACTCTCTTTGGTTCATCAACCTCCATGCCACCTACATACAATTGAGAGCTATAACATGAAGACAACGATAAAGATAATGTACTAGCTAGTACTAAAAGCATTACTTTTTTCATGATTTTGTTTTATAAGATTGTTGTTTTATTATTTCATGCAAATAAAATGATAATATTTTAAAACAGCAAAAAAATATTATACAGAAAATGCCTTAAATAACTCGATCCTTTAAAACATCGCACCGTAGTTTGAACAAAAATTCAACGAGTTCCTTATCTTCATCGCCTTCGACAGCAATTAATTTATCAATAAACCCGTCGATTTGTTCAGCCGTTTTTTGTTTTCCGAAAGTCCTGATCATTTTCGACAAAACATCAGTTCTTTCTTTCCAATTCAATTTTACATCATTTATATCCATAACTTACATTTAAAAGATCCCGGAGGAATCCGGGATCACACGAACAACAATCTTATTACCTTAAAAATAGACTAAAGCCTATATCCTGATACTTATATAACGAAT